GCTATATGCAAGGCAATTAGCAAAGCCAGCGAACTACGTCCTAAACAAACTCCTATCACAGAAGGACAGCGTAAGGCCTGGAATAAATTGGCCAAAGAGTTTGGTGATGAACTCTGTACGCTGAACGGACTAAGTGTACATGACTGCGCTGAAGCAGGTGTTAAAGCTATGCAATTTGAAGCAGACAAACTATTATCAAACCCAACTGTTCGACAGGCCTACGAACGGTTTCTCTTCTTGGCCGAATTAACAAAGGAACATAATGGCAGGCAAAGCTAAATCGGTTTATCTTACGATTAACCCCAAGGGCACGTTTAAAACAGTTTTTAACAAAGTATTTTTTAACGCCAAAGACTATAATGATTACGTCAACACCGAAGAATTCAAAGCCAAATGGCCCAAGGAAGAATTCACTCTTGTAAAGGAAACCTACTGATGGAACAAGTTTTATGTAAAGACTGTAAACACAGTTTCAAACCTTGGGATGAGTTTTTTCTGCCAGCCAGTATTGCATTGAGGTGTCGGGTGGCCTATCACTCAAAAGAAATAAAGATAGATCCAGTCACTGGCCCACAAAAACACAAGGCCTACTATGACCGATGTGCTGTGGCACGTGGCACAGCATTTGCGTCCGAACCAGAAAAGTGCGGCAAAGACGGCAAGAATTGGGAACCAAAAAATAAACGAGATTTGTTTAAATATATAAAGCACGTGGGAGCAGTACAATGATAAAGACAATTTACACAGAAGTTGAAGTTGAAGTAGACGTTGACCTGTCAGACTTTGAGACAGATGACTTGATCGAAGAGTTAGAGTCACGTGTTGGTGGCAATGGTGTGTTTAGTGATGGCAATAATATTCTGCAGGTTATCTACGAAAAGCGTAGATTGGGGCAGGCTTATCAAATAGAACTAGATCAACTCATTTATATGAGTCTTGGCAAAATCATTTAAGAAGAATATTATGGATAATGACACAATTTGGATAATCGTTGGATTTGGTATTGCATTTTGGTTGGGCAAGCATTATGCACAACTCAAATTCCTGCACAAGATCAGTACCGATCCTGATAGCATGATCAAACTGTTGCAACAAGTTAAGAAGATCAATGAAGATGATGACGTTGTTATCGCTGGAGCAATCGAAGTCAAAACTGAACTGGTTAACAATTCAGTGTATGCTTACAACAAAACAACTGGCGAGTTCCTTGCACAGGCAAGCGACCTACACCAAGTTATGACTGAAGCTGCCAAACGATTTCCTGGCAAGAAGTTTTGGCATCCTGAATTAACGCAAGATACTCAATCTACTTGATGTTGTCCTGCACTTGTTATATACTAAGTCTAACTAGTTAATACTAGTAAAACTTAAAGGAAAACAACATGAAACATTTCAATCCAGAAACAAAGACTTTCAAGCTATTCACAGCACTGTACAACGGTGAGTCAGTTACAGCTAGCCAAGCTGAAAAGCGTTTTGGCATCAAGAACATCAGTGCTGAAGTAAGCCGTATCCGTCAAAGCGGTTATGCAGTTTATGGCAACCAACGTGTTGCAGGTAACGGTGTTAAAGTTACTGAGTACGTTATTGGCAAGCCAAGCCGCGCAATCGTTGCCGCTGGTTACAAAGCAATGAGCCTTGGTTTAGTTTAATACTAACTTGGTTTGAAACAAAAGGCTACTCCGGTAGCCTTTTTTATTGACTTGGATATCGTTCTGGATGTTTGCGTGGATCTGGATTGTTGGGAGTGTCCATACCAGTCATTGCGGCCCGCATGTTTTGTTGGCCTTGTTTACCAGATATTTTTTGTTTACCAACACCTATTAACTCTTGTAAATATTCAACAAATTCCGATGTCATATATGAAATATTATTTTTAAATTTTACGGGGTCTGTTGCCATATCTCTAACAGCACTGGCTTTTTCACCGTTTTTATACACAAACATTTCAGAGTAATTCGAGTTGATTATTTCTACAGCTACAAGAACCAAACTTGCCATAGGAGGCGTAAAAACCATTGCAGTATTCAATGCCGCACTGGTATAATCGCCATTGTATAAATTAAGTCCCGCACTTAACAATGCATAAATGTTAAACACTCCTGGGATAGTCTTTATATTGATTAATTGAGGTAAACTTTTCGCAACCAAGTTGGGTATTAATACCTTAATGTTGGGTACAGGTACACCAATAGCACCAGCTGTTTCTCTTAAGGTGAATTCATTTGCTCTCATATCAGTATTTATACCATATTCATTGTGTTTACAGTTAAAATCTGCTAAAATACTATATGATAGATAATATATTTAGGCCCACATTAGATTGGATACAAGATGATTTTAAATCCCACCCAATTCGCTTTGTTATTGAGTTGCTTGCTTGGGCTATTAGTGTTGGTTGCTCCATTACTATGGCAATTACAGTTCCCACGCCACCTCTACTTGCTCTTTATCCTGTGTGGATCCTTGGGTGTGCTCTTTATGCTTGGGCTAGTTATACTAGGAAATCTTTTGGCATGTTGGCTAACTACATTTTGTTAGTCAGTATCGACAGCGTTGGCTTGATACGGATGTTAACACAATAATTAAATTTGCGTATGAAATTACTTGTAACAGGACACAAAGGATTTATTGGCCGCAACATGATGGCATGCCTCGCACAAGAAGAAGGATGGCAAGTCGACGGCTGGGAGTATGATCCTCACGATTTGCCTAATGTCATAGAGTATGATTGGGTAATACATCTGGGTGCGGTTGCTGACATGAGTGATAGTGATGTGGATAAAATACTGATTCAAAATTTAGAGTTCAGTCAATGGCTATTCAAAGAATGTAATGCACACGGTGTTAACTTACAGTATGCTAGTACCAGTAGTGTGTACGGTAATACTAATAACTTTGCCGAAACAGACCCTTGCAATCCACAAACTCCGTATGCTTGGAGTAAGTATTTGTTTGATCGTTGGGTGTTCCAGCAAGAGATAAACATATATGTGCAAGGCTTTCGTTACTTTAATGTTTACGGCAAGTACATGCATCTACGTGGTACCCGTGCCAATGCTGTGTATAAGTGGCGACAACAAGCACGTAAGCAGGGCAAGGTAACTGTTTGGGAAGGTGCCGAACACATCAAACGTGACTGGACATATGTAGGCGATGTTTGCCGTTTGCATGTTGATTTTATTAAAACTGTAAATGGTAGTGGTATATGGAATTGTGGTGCAGGACTTGCACACAGTTTCCTAGACATTGCAGAATACATAGCAGAACAAGAAGGAGTACCCATAGAGTTGGAGCCTATTCCATTAGTGGAACAACAACGTATGCGTACCAAAACCTGTGCAGACCTCAGACATTTAAAAAATACTGTGGGCAAGCGTAAATGGTTAAATGTTTATGAGTGGTTAGATTATGAGGCTTGAAGGAATTGTAGAAAAAGGTTGGGGAGGTGAGTACATCTTTGCCACCAACGACAAGTACTGTGGAAAAATCATGTACTTCAAAGATGCTGCCAAATTCAGTATGCACTTTCACAGCGAAAAAGATGAAACATGGTTGGTGTTACAAGGACGCTTCGAAGTCAAGTATATTGATACAAAAGATGCCAGTGTACATAGTGAGATATTAGAAGAAGGTGACACATGGCGTAACTTTCCACTGGAGCCACATCAATTGATTTGTCTTAAAGAAGGCATCATTGTGGAAGTAAGTACACCAGACAGTGTGGAAGACAATTACAGAGTAGGCAAAGGTGATAGCCAAAAATGAAAACGGTAATGGTCAATGGCACATTTGATGTGCTACACCCAGGACATGTTGCCTTACTAAACACTGCACGTAGTTATGGTGGTTGTCTTGTTGTGGCTATTGATACTGATCGTCGTGTTCGAGAACTTAAAGGAGAACAACGTCCTATTAACAATCAGATAGATCGTAGAATCATGTTGTCTGCTTTAAAAGCTGTGGACATTGTGGAGTTCTTTGACAGCACAGATGAACTAGTTAAGCTAATGGAACGATACCAGCCAGATGTCTATGTTAAGGGTAGTGATTGGAAACATGATACACAATCTACTGCACATCAATATTGCAAAGAAGTAATTTATTATGACAGAATTGAACCATACTCAAGTACCAAAATCATTCAACATATTGCTGATAGGCGATAACTGTAACGACATTTACACCTATGGTTGTGTAAATCGTATCAGTCCCGAAGCACCGGTTCCTGTCTTTGAACCGCACTATACTATTCACAAAGATGGTATGGCTGGTAATGTGTGTAAGAACCTAGAAGCATTAGGATGCACAGTTAATTTTCTACATGGCAAATCCAGCGAGAAGAATAGACTGATTGATGAACGCACCAAGCAACAATTATTGCGTATGGATAAAGATGTTGCTAGCAACCCTATTACATTTGAAACAGCAATACCGCCTGTGTATGATGCCATTGTGATCAGTGACTACAACAAAGGCACAGTGACCTACGAACTTATTGAAGAACTAGTTAAAGAAGTTAACGTGCCTATCTTTGTTGACACAAAGAAAACAGACCTAGCAAGACTAGCAGGTTGCTATGTCAAGATTAATGCATTAGAAAAAAGTCGCGCAACAAGTTTCCCTGACCCGGAATATTTAATTGTCACACATGGCGGACATGGTGTAGAATGGAATGGTTGGGTATGTGCTGCAGAAATTGTTGGAGACGTAACCGATGTGTGTGGAGCAGGAGACACGTTTTTATCTGCACTGGTATATAAGTTTTTAGAAACTAACCATATGTCCAAAGCAATAGTATTTGCCAACAAGGCCGCCAGTATAACAGTACAACATGTAGGAGTATATGCACCTAGACTGGAGCAAATCAAATGAAAGTGTTAGTAACGGGTCACGAAGGATTCATTGGGCAGAATCTAGTAAAATACATATACAATAACACTGACTGGAGCGTGGATGTGTATGATTGGAATAGCGGAATACTACCCAGCATAATGGAACAAGATTGGGTCATCCACATTGGTGCTATCAGTAGCACAACTGAACGTGATCTTGATAAAGTTATGCGGCAGAACTATGATTTTACTCGTCAATTGTTCAATGCTTGCAAAACATATGGAGTTAATCTCCAGTATAGTAGTAGTGCTAGTTTGTATGGTATGGGTATTGACTTTACTGAAACTGCACAGTTAGATCCACGTACACCGTATGCATGGAGTAAGTATCTTTGCGAGTACTATCATAGACAACATCAAGGTGGCAACACCGTACACGGTTTTAGATACTTTAATGTATATGGCAACTATGAAGAGCACAAGGGTAGCCAAGGTAGTCCAGTAAGTCAATTCAGTCAACAAGCCCAATTGGGTAATATCAAACTGTTCCACAATAGCAACGAATACCTACGTGATTTCGTAGCAGTAGAAGATGTATGCAGAGTACATGTAGAGTTTATCAAAAAAGTAAAAGAATCTGGTGTATGGAACTTAGGCACAGGCAAAACAACCAGCTTCCAAGACATTGCGGATTTAATCAGCAAAAAGCATAATAGTAGCATAGAATACATAGATATGCCAGAGATACTCAAATCCAGCTATCAAAAGTACACTTGTGCAGATCTGACCAAGCTGGAAAGTACCATAGGGCCACAACACATGATTACAGTAAGGGATTGGCTTGATAAATATAAATTATGAGAGCAAAAGAATTCTTATCCGAATCAGTTAAAACAGAAGGTGTAGTAGACACTTATAAAAAGTACGCACCACCAGCACTAGGAGGAACGCCTACTAAAACTGCACCGCCTGTCCCTAAACCTGTGGCGGATCCTAAAAAAGATATTGCCGCATCTAGCGGGCCATTGGAGACACAGCAACCACTAGGAACATTCTTAGAAAAAACTGCAAAGGCCGAAGGCATAACAGGAATAGAACTGGCCCAATTGCTGGCCCAGTGTCGAACCGAGACTATTGCATTTACCAAGTTGATTGAGCAACCCAACAAATGGATGAAGACTTACGAGCCTGTTTTTAAGAAAGATCCTAAGACAGGCAAAATGGTGGATGTTAATCCGTATTCTAAAAAACTAGGGAACAAATACAAGGGTGATGGTCAACGATTTATCGGACGTGGATACATACAGATCACCGGCCGCGACAATTACACCAATTTTAAAAGAGATACTGGCATGGATGTAGTCAACAATCCAGCACTATTGGCAGAACCAACCACTGCCGCAGAAGCTGCCATTCATTATTGGACCAGTCGTGTGCGTCCAGGTGTATCAGATTTTAAAGATACTGCGGCAGTAACACGTCTAGTGGCCGGCAATGCCATGAAACATTTAGACATTCGATTTGCAAATTTTAAAAATTATCTAACAAAATTATTTTCAGTAATGCCAAAGCTACCAGCATTGCCACCCACAAAAACTAAAAAACCTGCTCCAAACAAAGGTGTTAAGAAAGCTGAAGTAGACACTATGGATCCCAACGCTACACAAATAGCAGTAGCAGAACCAGCCGACAACACAGGACTGGCAGAAGGCTGGCGTTATACCAAATTTAAAGCTATTTGAACTAATAAATACAAACATGAGAGCAAACGAATTTACAGAACGATTCTGTCCCAACTGCGGCGGAAGCCTAGCCGAAGCAGGCAAAGCCAGTCGTGCATTGTGTACCAGCGGCCGCCCCGATAATGACCTAGGTGCAAGCAATTTAGCAAGTTGCAAGAGTCAAGGACTCCGTGCCCGTGACGGTGAAAAGAGCCACTTGGTTGGCCACGGCAACAGCAGTGTACGCATCACAGTGGGTGGTAAAAAAATCAAAGGTAAGAAGTACGGCGGCCCACTTCCAGACTATGGCACTAGAAAAGGTCAATAATGAAAACTATTGACATATTAACTGAAGCTCCTTTCTCAACTGCTCCAGCAACTCAACCCAAGAAAGAGATTCCATCAACTAGCAATAAGCAATCGCAAGATGCTAGCAGTGATGCATTTGATGAAAAAGTTACAAAAATAGCAAATAACTTAGGCATTAATAAAAGCGACTTGCTGAGGATTATGCATTTTGAAACTGCAGGGACCATGAGCCCTAGCCAACGTGCAGGCAACAAGCCGAGAGCCGCAGTTGGACTCATACAGTTCACCAACAAAACTGCTGCTGGCCTTGGCACAACGACAGATGCTTTGAGTAAAATGACCGCGGTGCAACAATTGGATTATGTTGAACGATACTACAAACAAGTTGGTCTAAAACCAGGAACTGGGTTTGTTGATTTATACATGTTGACATACATGCCTGGTGTTGTAACAAAAAACAAACCAGATGATTTTGTATTAGGTATAGATCCTGAATCTAAACGTTGGAGCGCGGCCAACAAAAATGCACATCCTTTTCCAGCCGATAAATCATTTACCTATGCAACTAATTGGACTAGCAATCCTGCTTTTCACCCAAAGAATCCTCCAAGAGATTATTTTACAGCTAATGATGTTAGGAAAGTTATGCAGGCATACCGCCACTAATAAATAACTGCATGGATATAGTAGGTAATTTATTAATAGCACCCCCAGCTGTAAAAAACAACTTCTGGCACAAGACAGTAATTCTAGTTACTGAGCATCATGCACACGGCAGTGTAGGCCTTGTGTTAAACAAACGCAGTCAAATGAGCATTCCTGAATTTAGTAATCAACTAGGTTTTGATATAGAACTCCCAGGTTTCATTTATGTGGGCGGCCCTGTTAGCCCAAAGAATCTAAGTTTTTTACATTCAAGCGACTGGCATTGCAGTAACACTATGCAGGTCAACGATGACTTGTTTATCAGCAGTTCGTTGGATATGTTGCCCCGCATGGCCGCAGGCGATACTCCTGAATATTGGCGAATATGTTTAGGACTATGCGGTTGGGGGCCAGGCCAGTTAGATGCTGAAATACAAGGCACTCCACCTTGGAAGCACGATAACAGTTGGTGTGTTGCTAAAAGCAGTTTAGACTTGGTTTTTGGCAACGACCACACGGATCAATGGTGCAGTGCTTTAGACCGCTCGGGTCTAGAGTTCGCTCAAAGCATATTGACGTAAATACAATTTGAGTGTATAATTTATACTTCACTAGGTTGGGTCTGTAACACAATCAGAAAGAGTTTTTTATGGCCGACACACTTTTGCTTAACGCAGATGGCCTGCCAGTAAGTGTGCTTCCTTTGAGCACAATCACCTGGCAAGATGCTATCAAATATATGGTCCTAGACAAGGGCACAGTACTGGCATGGCATGATAATTGGATAGTACACAGTGCCACTTGGCAAACTCCTGTACCCAGCATAATCATACTACGCGAGTACATGAAGACCAAAACAACAGTTCGATTCAGTCGTGCTAACGTACACCTACGGGACAGTGGCAAATGCCAATACTGTGGTATCAAAGTAGATCGTAAAGAAGCTACATTGGATCATGTTATGCCCGTGAGTAAAGGCGGTAAGACAACTTGGGAAAACTGTGTAACAGCATGTGCCCCTTGTAATGCTAGTAAGGCAGACAAAGTTGGGCCCAAGCCGTTTGTCAAGCCATACAAACCAGACTACTACAATTTGGTCAACAAACGAAAGAAGCTGGAATTTGCTGTGAGGCACGACGAATGGCTACAATATCTACAATAAAGAAGTTTCTTTGGAAATGCCTGGGCTTTTGTAGCCTGGGTATGGCCTATATCGGCGTGATAACCCCTGGCATACCTTATAGCCCGTTTGTGGTATTTGCGGCGTATTGTTTTGCCAAAGGTTCGCCTAGGATGCATGCTTGGTTATACAATCACAAACTGTTCGGATCTTTCCTAACCAACTGGAGTGAGAAGCGTGTGTTCCCACAACGCATGAAATATTTCATGCTGGCCATGATGAGCACCAGTTTGATTATCATGAGCTTTACTGTGCCTGTGCGTGGTGTAGTCTACACGGGCATATTCATGGCCTTGGTAGCTGTATGGGCTTGGCGTTATCCTAGTAGTGTGGAAGAACACGACCAACGCATAGCCGAAGGAAAGAAAGTAGGCTGGTTCAACAATAGTTTTTAGTTTTGTAATCATATTG